GCTTGTGACGCTGTCCGATTTCTCGACCATCGACCGAAGATCCATCAACTCTTTCTGTTGCTCAAGGATCGTCCCCATCTGGGTCGAGATTGCCGACAGCTTCGGTGCAAGCCCGCGCACGTCATTGTCTTGGATCGCTTGCTCCAGAGTTTGCACCCGGCTCTCAACGCCCAAGACGCCATCCACGCTCTCCTCAACAGCCCAGAAACGGTTGACCACATCATAGGCATAGTAGATCGTGCCGCTGATGCCAGACAGCACGGGCAGGGCGGCAGCAAGCCACCAGCCCTTCACGTCAAAGCCAGCGATCCGCAGGCCGTTGGTTTCAGCCTCTTCGCTCACGAACCGTAGCCCGCAGCGTAGACATCCGACAGGGTCACAGTATCAGCGCCAAGCAGGCCTTGCAGGCCGATGCTGTAAGTCTGACCCATGCTGACGTTGATGATGTCAGCCGTAGCCGAATAAGCCACCGTCGCGCCGTAGAGGCTGGCCCCGGTATTGGCAGAATAGTTGTCCACAGACCCGGTCATGCTTGCGTTGCGAGACGCGGCCAAGAAGGCACCAGCATCGCGTGCATAGGTCTGCACAGCGCCCAGAGCGTTGTTGTAGCTGCTCACGTCGCCTGCGCTGATGGTCATGTCGTTGTTGCTCAGGATCGTCTGGAAGGCCATCTGTTCCTGCACTGTGTCGGCCTGCGCCGCCATGTTGGCGATGGCCTGCACTTCCATCAGAACCGCAGTCGCGGCAACGAGGTTATCGACAGCCGTATCGAGATTTGCCATCGCTGCTTCGTGCTGATCCTGAAACAGCATCTCGGCGTTGTAGTACGTCGCGTCGATCACCCCCTGAATGTCGGAGTTGTAATCCAGCCGCATTTGCTCAGTGATGGCCGCATCCTGCATGACGCCCGGCGCGATGATGTCACCTTGTCCTGCGCTGTAGACCGCGCCGACCGTCAGGTCTTGCGCTGCCGAAAGCTGGTCAAGGATTGTTTGGGCTGATCCCTCCAGCGCCGTCATCGTCGGATCGGCGTGAGCGGCGGAAACGCTCAGACAGAGTAGGGCCACTGTTTTCTTGAGTAACGACATCTGGCAACTCCTCGTTCATGAGCAGGAAGGCGTCCCAAAACGCCTGATCTTCGGCGTATCCTATCACATAATTATAGGGGTCGTCACGCATTGCGAGATAGCCCTCTCGACCGACCAGCAACTTGCCCGTGGCGATGGAGTAAATCGGGCATGGCGTCGATGCTAAGGCCATCGCCTTGAAGATCGCTGCGCTCTCACACATGACCGAGATGCCGCTGACTTGCAGGCCCAGACCGCCAGCTTCCTGCGGGGTGCCGAGCAGGCGGGCATCCTTGCGGCGGTTGCATTCCGGGTCTTGCTCCATCTTGCCCTCGGCCCTGCCGAAGATACTGACCTGAAACGCCTGTTGGTAGGGGATTAGGCAGCTATCGTTGCCACCGCCGCCCATGACTGTCGGCGCGGCGGCTGTCGGCACGGGCGTTGAGAACGGCGCAGACCCGGCACCATTATAGTTGGTGGTGCTGTCGTTGTTGTTCGAGCCGATGGTGGAGTTTGTGTTTCCGCTGTTAGTGTTCAGGTCGCCCGTGACTTGGGCGCTGGCTGTTGCTGTCAGTAGACAGAGCAGAGCGCACCCATAACGTCCCGCGTTTCGCCAGAGCATAGCAGCGCGTTGGCCGCGTCTCCGTGCGCCATGTAGTAAAGCGTCTCCGCGTTCTGACGAATCTCGCACTGTCGGTCACCTTTCGGGCAGGCAGTGGTGTAGGCCACCGAGGACACAGTAACAGGGCCGCATCCGGCGACCAAGAGGACAAGGGCTAGTCTCAATCTACCATCTCCCTAAGTAGCGGCCCCAGAAGTACAGGCCGACGCCAGATATAACTATGGTGGTCAGGATTATGCCAGACCACAGCAAGAACTCAACGATTCCCTCGATGATCTCGCGGCGGCGGTAAACCTGCTCTCGTTGTTGCTCCCGCACCCTGCGCTCAATGTCGGTGAACTGTTGCCACGCATCATGCCCGTATTGGTATGTGATGAGTTGCTTGAGTTCCTTGCGCTGCTGTTCGCACTGCTTCTGCGCGGCGAAGATGTCGATGGCATTCTGGGTCTTGCCGCCGAACAGTGTCTTGAACACACCCGGCGGCTCGTCGGCCCTCTGTGCAGCATAGGCAATGTCAGAGACAGCCCTGCCCCATTCCGACAGTTGCGAGGCCATGTCTTGGATTTCACGGCCAGCGGCGATGCCCTGCTTCAGCAGGCCGAAAGCCTTGCTGCCGACACTGATGGCAAGACCTATGCTGGCAGGGTCGAACATCTATAGGCTCCAGAACGGCGGGCATGGAAAGGCGGGATGAACCGCTAAGGCCACGTCGGCACTATATCTGCAAATCTTGACGAACACATTGATGCCGTCGATCCACAGGTGGTCATAGGCCACCCAGACCAACGGCAAAGTCACTTCGCCATGCCTTGCAGTAATCGGTCGATCTTGGCGTCAAGGTTGTCGATCCGCGCCAGCACTCGGTTGATGTCGGAATGCACGTCGGCCCGCGTGGCGTAGTCCTCTCGCGTCCTGTTCAACAGGATTTGCAGGCGCTTCACCTCGTCCACATGGTTTCTCAGCACCCATCCGACAGCGGCGACGACACCTGATAGGACGGCGCTCCAGAGCATCTCAGGTGTCATCTTGCCCTCTTAGCAAGCCATCAACACGCACGGGACAGCGTAGGAGCCATCCGCGTAGGTGTGAGAGACATGGGTTGACGTGACTTTGGCGATGGTCTTGGAGCGCACGATGTCGTCGCCTTGGGTTTTGGCCGTGCCGTCACCAGCCGACATAAGAAGATCACCCCGAGCAACCGTGACACCTGCACCAATGCGGATCACCATGTCGCCTGTCATGGCAAGCAGGATGTCGTTGTAGCCATCGTCGGTGCTGTCCCAAGCCACGAACACCCCGGCCACGTTGGCATCACCTTCGACAGTGCTGACCTGAACGCAGTTAAGCTGTTCGTTGTCCTCGCCGTCCCAGTTCGACATCTGGTCAAGGTTCGACATGACCGTGCCTTTGAGGAGTTCAGGACGCGAGTTGTCTGGAAATTGCGCCCAGCGTGAGAGGTGGCCACCGTTGTAGCTGACGGTTGTGCCGGAGACTGAGATGGAGCCTTCTGACGCGCCGCCCTGACGAAGATCAATAAGCGTTCCGTCGTTGGTTTGACGCATGACGATCAGCGGTGTGTTGCTGGCCCGAAAGAAGTTTCCCGCACCTGATGAACCCATCTGAGCGCCAGTGTCAGTTGTGCTGGTGCTGCTGAGGTCCGTGCAACCTACGCTGAAAACACCAGTGGAGTCGATGCGGGCGCGTTCTGCATAAGTCGTCGAACCAGTTCTTGTATGGAACACAAGATGGTTGTCGTAGTTCGAAGATGTCGAAACGGAAGCAATCGTCCACATACCAGTGGTTCCTGCACCGTTCTCTGAAACAAGCTGGATACCGCTGTAGGTATCATCGACCTGCGAGCCATTTTGGACGCGGACAATGTTGGTGGTATCAAGAGCAGCCGTGCCAGCGCCGTAAGTTGTTGCGTCAGTGAGGTAAACGTGGAGCGGTGACGTGGGAGCCGCCGTCCCAATCCCCACGCCCGAGGCGTTGATCATCATGCGTTCTGTGGCGTCCGTTTCAAAACTCAGAGTGCTTACAGCACGGACTTCAAGCTCGTTCCCAACAGTGTTCAAACCGTGTTCAGCAGCACTGCCGCCAGTGGTGGAGTCGTCGATGAGGGTAATCGTAGCACCAGCGTCCGTGCTTTCGAACAGACCAACAAGGTTTGCAACCCCTGAGTTGACGTGCAATTCGGCGGCGGGAGCATCAGTCCCAATGCCCACGTTACCCGCCGTAAACGAAGGCGAACCAGTGGTCTGGTCAATCACCATCAGATCAAGCCAAGCACTGTTCGCTTCATTCCGAATGTGCAGGGTGTTCGTATCCGTCTCATACCAAAGCTGGTTGGCATAAGTGGTGGCTGGTTCTGCCGTTCCAGAGGAAGTCGATCCAAGCGCCTTAAGAGCGTTGTTCAGATCGGCGCGGAAAGCGGCGAAGCCTTGGTTGGCGATGTCGAAGTCATGCTGGCTCATGTCAGTCCCTTGCCATAGCCTTTCGCAACATAGTCAAATGTCGCTGGGTTGGTGCTTACCGATCCGCCCGTGTAGGTCGTAATCGTAAAGCCTGTTCTGCTTTTTCCAGAAATAGCATACCGATCACCGTTTGCCAACGATGCAGCGATGCCGATGGCTGGAGTTGCCTTAAAAGCCGCCGGGAAGGTGACAGCATAAGTCCCGGTGTAGGTGATGTCGCTGGCGCTTTCGACACGGTCAGGCATGTCAACAATGGCCGTCAGCCCGCGAACAGCAGGCGCAGCGACGGCTCCCACGAAGTCATCTCCGGCAGACTTACTGGTCAAAATGGCGCGGAACCTGATCGCCCGAGCCGCAATGTCGCCAACCACAAAGTTCCTCCAAGCCGACCACGTGGGCGATCCGCTTGGGTTATCGTCGGTGTAGGACATCTGAGTGCGAACAGAGACGGTATCAAACTGGCTGGGGTCGCCGTCGAAAACGCCTTCACGGGCTTCAAACAGTCCACCCGCATCGTCAAACGTGTTCACATAGTCGAGGAAATCGACATCAATGTCGGTTTTGACACGGCTCACATATTTCGAGCCGAGATCGACATAGTTGTCGAAATAGTAGATGCCCGATGTGGCCACCGATCCGCCGCCGCCGTCGAACAGGCCGAGAGCGTCGTCAAAGTCTCCGGCATAAGCATCAAACAGAGTGACGGTGTCTAGCGTCAGATAGGCTCCATAGTCGTCGCTGGTGACAACAACCGAAGACTTGGTGCCGCTGAAAGACGGGTCTTGCTGGCGGGTTTCGACCACGTTCAGGGCGTCGATGTCAGACACGTTGGTCACGACGACAATGCTGGCCGGGTTGGCACTCAGATTGCCCAGCTTGTCCACGGCCTTGATAAAGTAGGTGCCTGTCTTGGCCGGGATCACAACGCTGTTCGCAGGGCGCGAAACCTTGTCCACCATGTCGATGGCGTTTTGATACGACGCGCCAGAGATCGCCTTGGAGTAGCGGATCTTGTAATGCGACAGATCAAGATCAGGCGAAGGCGTCCACGTCAGGTGCAGGCTGTTGCCGACCACGTTGGCCGAGAAATCTTCTACGTCCTGCGGCAGCGCAGCAAAGATGCTGACGTAAAAGTTGGACACGGTGGTCCAATCGCCACGGATGCCAAGAGCGTTGATCGCCCGCGCACGTCCGTCGAAAGAGCCGTCAGAGATGCCGACAGCTTCGAAATCATTTGATGTCGATCTGCCAAGAGACTTCCATGCCGTCGTGCCAGATTTGCGATACTGCGCCTCAAACTGGTCGGCCTGTTCTGAGTTTGACGTGACCTCAATCAGCAGCGCACCGACAACCTGCTCGTTGACCAAGCGCAACTCACCGCTCAGGGTGACGCCAACGCCGCCGACATCATAATACGCTGGCAGGTTCGAGTTGTTGGACGCAAGTTCTTCTTCTTCGGCATCCCACGCGAAAGCCTCTTGGCTGGTTTCACGCAGAACAAGGGCGATCCTGATGCCGCCCTCTTGCGAGATCACCATCTTCCAAGATTTGACCTCAAACTCCTTATTCGTGAAACCGTATTCGGCGATGGTCAGATCAACGATGTCGCCAACTTCGACAGACAGCGCAGAAAGGCCAAACTCTGCCGAGATCGTCATCTGCTCACGCGATCTGAACAAAGCCTGTTTGGCGATGCGCTGCGCCCGTGCGCCGTTGGTGACCATAGGCAGCGGCAGGTCCATCGTGTTTTCGATGCCGTTGTCTTCGGTGTTCAGGAAGTAGGAACTGGTGACGGGCGGGTAATCCCCTTCGATCCAATCCCCCGATCCGTTGATGAACGTGCCGACGACGCGGTTGAAGTTGTCGCGCCGAGACATCTTTGTCGGCAAGGTGATTTCGCTGCGGAGGTCGTCCAGCGTGAAGGATTTGACAGGGGCTTCATAGACCCCAACGCGCAGCTTCCATTGGCCGCCGGAATAGTAGAGCGCACCATTGCAGGACTGCATCATGTCGGCCAAAGCAGAGCCAGTTGGGCTGTCTGCCCTGACAACACCGTTGATCAGGTAGCGATCCTGCGTGCCGCCTTTGATCGGGATATTATCATCGCAGTCGTTGGCCGCTGCCGAAAAATAGGTGTCGTTGATCGTGCTGTCGGCCAGACCATAGGACGAGGTAATGTAATCGCGGATGCAGAGAGCAGCGTTGGCCGACCAGCCTGTGGTGCCAGTGCGCGGATCGTAGACCTTCTTGCCCTTGACGACAGCAGTGAACGTAGGGATACCGCCGCCGAACACGTCGGCATCGTATTCCAAGCGGACGTAAAGATGCGCGATGCCTTTGCCGATGAAAGTCGAAGGCACGCCAGCACTGGACATCATAGTCTCGTCGGCTGTCGTCTGAGAGCCATCACGCTTGATGATGCGTATTTTGTTTTTCCAGCGTCCACCAACTGTGTTAGACACGCTAAGGTTTACCACCTCATCGTTGATGTAGATGTCGCCGATCTCTTCGACCTCATGGCCTGCCAGCGTGATGATCATCTGGAGGTATTTGTTGTCGGTCCCGGTTTCATCAATGTAGGTCAGGACGCCGCCCTTGCGGACCTGACCGTAGACGTATTCCTGCGCCCCGGCGGCTTCGCGGATGTTCAGCAGGGTGCCTTTGTTTTCGAGAGCCGCTGCACCTGACAGCTTGCGAGTGGCGGCAATCGTCAGTGCGGTCGTGCCAACGTAATAGATGCCGTAGGCAACAATGGTTGCAATTGTCCCGCCACCAAGCGCGGCAGCGATGACAGGAACAACTATCTGCGGCATATCCACGCTCCATCAATCTCGGTGATTGGGATGTATTCTAAATCATCCTCACCCAGAAATACAGCGGTCACGCCATAGGCAATGCCAAGAGCATATCCAGTGAAATAAGGCCGCGCAGATTTCGACACCACAAGCGCACCTTTCGGCGGAAAGCCATAGACCCGAGACAGGCCGTGATCCAGAGCGTCGATCAAATCGACATGCCCGAAACTGTCCTTCATCATCTTGGCAAACTCTTTCGGCCCGAGGTCGGCATATTTGCCGATGAAGCCATCAGCATAGCCAACGCCATGCAGCACGCGCCAAGCATCGTTGGTGAAGGTGAAACAGTCATGCTCACCCAGTTTAAACGGGCGGCCTCGCTGCGACTTCACATAGGATGTCAGGCTTTCCGGCCCCATACGATTTCCTTGTCCTGCAACTTGGCCACATAGTCGAAGAACGTGTCGCCGGGATTTCTCAGCTTGTGGTTGGCCGAAGTGTAACGGCGGATGTTGGGGCGCTGCAAGGTGACCAGCTTGCTTTCGATGCTCAGGGTCACATTCATCTTGTCGCCGCTGTGCTGGATCGTCATCACGTCCATAAAGCCGCTGAACACCTCGACAACACCGCTGACGCCTTCGACGCCGAAGTAAACCTTGGCGACCCGGCCCTGATAGTTCTCTTGCAGGGCCAGCGAGATCACGCCGGAAGAAATGCCTGACAGCGAAATCGTGATGCCGGATGCGTTCAGGTCAGCCACCTCGGCGATGCCGTCGATGTTCAAGAGCGTGCCAGCGCCCGTGTATGTCTGGCTGTTGATGGTCTTGTCACCGTAGCCCGTCCAGAGCCTTATGGTGCCGCTGTCGAACAGCATCTCGACGGCATAGAACAGGGTGACGCTGCCCTGCGCGAGGGCTGACGCCATGCCTGCCGGAAGCGTGCGGGCCATTAGATAGCCTCCCTCGCGCTGAAGGTGATCCCGTAGATCGTCGCCTCGTTGATGCTCCAAGACGATTCGTTACTGGCAAGCCGGAAGCGGCCAACGGTGTCGCTCACGACTACAGTGGCATTGTCAGCCGGGGCAGAGCGGATGTGCGGCCAGAGCGACAGGGTTGTCTCGCCGCTGGCGTTGGTGTTCACGTCGGCCAAGACCTTGTGCAAGGTGGCCGTCCCGGCTGTACCAAGCTGGATGTAATCGCCAGCCTTGAGCCAGCCCGTCACGTTGGCTGTGCAGCCATCGATGTTGAGATCCTCGCCCGTCTGGCTGGCCCCGTTCACTCTGGGCGTGCCTGTGGCCACACCGCGCGGCGTGGCGGCTGACGGGTCACCCATGTTAAAGGTGCCGAACTGACCGCGCAGGCTCACCAGCCACGCGATCCATTTTTCCGCGTCTTCGCGCAGCATGGGCGGCAAGGTCACGTCAGCCTGCCACATCTGGCCGGAACTGGCCTGCGCTTGGCCCGCGAAGGTGAACGGCGACATCTCATAGATCACCGCGTTGACGGCCCGCAGTTCGACGCTGCGGACCCCGGTGTGAGACAGGAAACTGATAGGGTAAGTGGTCATGCGAAGCCCATCCCATTAACGCTGCGACGTTGCGCGTCGAATACAGCAGCCTTGGCGCTTTCGGCGATCTGCGGCATCAAGGAGCGAATCTCGCTGCGGACGGTCTGCTGAACCCCGGTGGAGATGTTGATGTTCTGCACAACAGTCACGCCACCGCCGCCCATCTGGTGGTTGGGGACGACTTGAGCGTTGCGCGAAGGAACAATGATCTCTGGCCCCTTTTCACCGACCAGCACAGGTTTGTTGCCTGTCACTCCACCGCCGTTCCATGCGGTGTTAAGGAAGGGGGCAAGAGACGGGAAGGCCCTTCCGACCAAGCCCATCGCAGCGTTGACGATTTGTTGGACAACAAGCTGCTCATATAGCTTCAGAATGATCTGACGAGTCATGTCTTTGAATGCCTGAGCGACAGTTTTGGTGCCATCAACGATAGACATCAAGGAATCGCTGAAGGAACTGCGGATAGTTTCCGCAATAGACTTCAGCCTCTCTTGCTGCTGCGTCAGTTTTTGCGCCGCTCCTCCTGCTTTATCAGAAGCTGCTACTGAGGCATCTCCAAAGATGTTGACCTCTTTGGTTCCAGCCGCGACGGCGTCGTTCAGGGCATTCCAAGCGCCAGTAACTCCACCCCACGCAGAGGATACCTTGTCTCCAGAAGCAGCGAAAGCGGCAGCAGAATCGCTGCCAGCATCAATAGAGGCAGTGAGCCAATCATTGGAAGCGGTCATAGCCCCGGTCGCAGCACTCTGAAGTTTTGCTGCAACATCTGGCATAAAGCCCTCAATGGCATTGCCCATTGAGTTCAGCATTCCTGACCATGCCCAAATAATGTCTGAGATCATCTCCATGAAGCCAGACTTGATCTTGAGGAAAACGCCATTGAGCGCGTCTGGCAATGCCTTTGCGCTTTCTGCCATTGCCACAAAGACAGACTTCACAAGATCGCCAAGAAGCTTCATCGCCTCGCCAAACCCGCCAGCGCCATCCTTTAGGCGCAGGAAGAGTTCGACAAGCTTGGCCAATCCAAGAAGCAGCGCAATTGGCAATAGACGCATCATAGCCGCACCAAGTGCCTTTAGCGTCCCCGTAAGGCTTATTGCTGCAAATTGCAGCCTGAGCATGATGACTTCCTTGGCGACCAAGGCTCTGCCCGCCAAAGCTGTCTGATAGGCTAGATATTGAGCGGCAGCCGCACTGGCAGTAACAGCAGCCGCAGAAATCATAGCTGCCACCCTAAGAGCAGCGAACCTCAGAACAAGAAGGCCCACAAATATGAGCAGAGTGTCGATTTGGCCAGCCATACCGCCGAACACAGACCCAATCATTGAGCCGAGTTCCTTAACCGATGCCACAACAGCGGACACTGGTGCCTGAAGAACGCCCAGTGCCGAACCCATCGAAGACAGATCTTTCCCGGTCTTTTGAGCCACAACGCCAAGTGCAGCGATGATCGCGACAGCGGCACCAATCACAGCGCCAGCCGGACCAAAGATCTGCAAAAGCTGCGGAGCCTGCTGCCCAAAGGCCTGCAAGCTATTCGTGCCGTTGGCCATCTGAACTGCGAAGTCGCCGACTTGGAAGCCAGCCTGCTGAAGCGAACCCTTGGCCCACTTTTGCAACGAAGTGTTGGCAAGGCCGGAATTTTGAGCGAACCCTCTCATGCCAGCGGTCGCGTTGTTGATGCTGGCAGTTGTCCGAGCGACTTGCGCTTGGACTGCTTTCAGAGGAGCGGTGGCGTTATCGATACCCCGTATTTCTATCAGGAGTTTTTCGCTCATTGTCCTCGCGCTCCTTTATGACGGCGAAGTAGGCCATCCACTCATTATACTCATCAACAGAGATTTGCTCAATCTCAGAGATGGTTTTGCCCAACCTGTCTGCCATCGCTATCAGGTTGAGCCTGAATGGATTGCCCCTTAGTTTTTTGCGTGGTCCTCAATGCTACCCGCATTGAACACTGCGCCGAAAACCTTGGCGATGACGCCGACAGGTTCGCTCATCAAGATCGGCTTGTCTTCCAACGTGAAGGCCTTGTCACCCTTCTCGTCTTCACACTTTTCGATCAGCATTTCGACCATCGCCCCGAGGGTCGTGTTGGTCAGGAAGTCCTTGTACTTCCGCTGAACCTTTTCGATGTCCCGTGCGCTGACAGACGTGAAGAAGAGGCGAAGGGGGGTTTCCCCCTCGCCCCATTCTTCCACATCAACGAAGCCGCGCTGTTGCTCAGCCCGCTTGGCTGCGATGCGTTTTGCGAGGCTCATTAGGTAGCCGTCGCTTGCGTCAGAGCGCCAGTGCCTTGCACCGAGATCGACATCTCAACCAAGCCATCGTAGGACGCCGAAATCGAGCGGCCAGTGACCAGCGCGGTCCCGGTGTAGTAGATGTCACCAGTGGTCGAACCTTCGGGGTAGAGGTTCAGCGTGACGGATGCACCGATGGTCAGAGCGCCTTGGCCCGTGGTATCGGTTTCGTCCCACAGAACGTCAATGGTCCCGGTGTAAGTCGTCAGAGACGCCTTAAAGGTGCGGGCGCTGTCACCCATCGTGGTGTCGTCGAGCGTGTCAGCCGACTGTTCAATCGAATACGACCGAATTTCGGCAATAGCGTTGGCTCCGACTTTCACGGTGCCTTCGCTGCCAGCGTGCGTAGCCATAGCAGGAGCCTCCTTTTATCTGGCTGTTTCAACGTCGGTTAAACTGGTGACGTAACGAACAGAGAATGTCAGCGTAGCGATGCCGACAGGCTGTTCGGTTTCACCAGAGAAATCGATGCTCGTTGATGTTAGCACCGATTCCTTCGCAATGCCACCGAGCGTGAAGTCTGCGCCGATAGCTTCTTCGATCTGCACGGCGATGGCGTCAATGGCGCTATCAAGCGATGCAGTTGCATTCTCATAAACGGACACAGCGATGTCCACAGTGCGGTCCAGCGACTTCGAACCCATCGTCGCGCCCATCGTCATCAGGCCGGAGGATTCGCTGCCGATGGTCACCGTGATCGCTGGCAGCTTGGCCTGCGTCAGGGGGTAGACGCGCGTGGCGTAGACCCGGCTCGACACCAGCGTGACACCAGCCGTCAGCAAGGTCACGAACTGATCGCGGATCTGCTTGCGGACATGCGACATCACTGCTTCTCCAACTGAACCACAGTGACACCAGTGCCATCATGTATCCATGCACGCACCTTATAGGTTACGGCAGAGATTACCATCGTCTGATCTTCTGCAATCGACGGCACGTCGGATGTGCGGCAGGTCAGACGCGGCTGCTCTTGGTGAACAGAGACGAAACCGCCCGCGTCAACCGGGACGGTTTCATTGTCAAAGATGCCATTGATCGTCGTGCCGCTATACGTCACCGAGACAGCAAACTCGTTGATGTTGAACAGCGTCAGCAGATCGGCGGCAAGTGGCAGAGCCATGATCAGGCCTTCTTCCCACGCTTGGCAATCTTAGGGCCGTCGCTGTCTTCCAGAGCCACGCTGCGGTCAACAGTCTGGGTCACCTCGCGGGCCTCGCAGGCCTGCACGCGGTTCATGGCGATCAAAGACTTGCCCTCTTGTTCGGAGAGTTCGACGATGTCGCCAGCTTTGCGGGCTTCGCCGCCAGCCACGCAGGATTTGAGGATCAGGTAGCTTGCCATTTTAACCTCCTGTTGAGGTTGGGGGCGACCTAAGCCGCCCCCATTCCATTTCAGTGTCATTAGACGCCGTCGTTGTTGTAGGCGAAGGACACGGCATGGCGAACTGCCACATCGACCGTCTGGAGAGCGCGGACGCGAACCGTACCCGAGGACGAAGCGGTGTAGGGATCGACCAAGATGTCCAAGCCGCCGTACATGCCGATCAGCAGGTCAGCGAAGTTGCCGAAGAACAGGTCGCCAGAGGTGACTTGGTTCGACACAATCGCGCGGTAGCCGTTGATCGTGTTGCCGGGCTGCTCGACCACGAAGAGGCCTTGGCCGGAAGCCTTGGCAGTGGTCTTGAGCGCGCCGTACATCGATGCAGGAAGGATGTAGGCGAGGTTGCCCAACAGAGCGTTGTCCTCGGCCACAGCGGTTTCGAGAGCCACGACTTCAGCGAAGGTCGGGTTGGCCGCAGCAAACGAGGTCGGCTTGTTCACGCCAGAGACGTTCTTGATGCCAGTGGGCTGGCCCGAAGAACCAGAACCCTGAAGGCCGCCAAGGTCGATGGCCAAAGCGATAGCGCGCGACAGGTCGTCACGAACCAAAGCTTCGATGTCCAGCGAGGACTGCATCATCATCAGACGGGTGATGTCGGTGAAGGCACCGAGGGTCTTCGGGGTCATGGTGACCTGACCGAAGGTCGGTTCCGATTCCGAAGCCGCGCCACCTTCCGAGGAGATCCAGCCAGCGGACGAGCCAGCAGTCTTCTTCGGAATGGCGACGTTGCCTTTCAGGCCCGTCAGCATGGTTGCACCAGCTTGCATCACCGACGAAGCGTTCCGCAGAACGTCGATGAAGTCGCCGCCACGGAAGTCCTGAGCGATAACGCCCGAGTCATCAGTGGTGTTCAGGTCACGCTTGGCCCACGAGCGCAGAACGTCGCCGGGGATCATCAGACCTTTGGCGTCAGCGCCCATAGCGCGCTGGGCGGCAGCCGAAGCTTCGAATTCGAAGCGGGCTTCTTCCTGTGCGCGGAAGTCCGTCGGGTTCGCCATAGCGCGGATAGCAGCCATGAGCGAGAATTTACGGACTTCTTTCTGGGTCAGGCCGATGTCAGCCGAGGTGTCCAGCGGCTTGTTGCCAATCGCTTCGAGCAGTTCACCACGGAATTCCGCGAGAGAACGGCCATTTGCGATGGCCTTGTCAGCCAGATCACGCTTGTTGTGCGAAGCGCCGAGACGGATCATCTCAGCAGCATCTTTGGCGGCGGCGCGGGCAGCTTCGGCCTTGACCGCTTCCAGATCAAATTCAGCCATTTTGGCCTCCTTGATAGGGGTTGCAGGGATAGAGGTGGTCAGGTCGTCAGCCGCCGATCTACCCACGCCGACTGTCCTGTCTGCGGGAATGGAAACGATGGAAACTTCCATAGGCATCCAAGAAGTGGCCCGGTACGTTTCCTTGCCCTCCTTGTCGAGTTTGTTGATCTGATAGCCGACCGAGATGTTGGCGCGGATGCCATCAGTCACATCATCGAAAACCTCTTTGGCCAGCCCGTTTTTCCCAAAACGAGCGGTCGCACGGAGACGCCGTGCCGAGCCATCCAAGGTCACCGATTCTACAACGCCGATCTGCTTGGTCGGATCGTGATCCAGCAAAAGCGGCGCTCGACCAGAATTCAAGAACGACAGATCGATGCTGCCGGGCTTGTGGTCGAGGATTTCAATACCGAAAGAACGCTCAACAGGCTCTTCCGAGGAGACAGCGATCTTCACGCGGCGCGCATCAGTGTCGATGACCTGATCCTCAAACGCCATCGCGCGAGTTTCGATGCCGTCGCGCGAATACCGAACTTCCTCCAGTTCAGGCTCTTCCTGAACCTCGGTCGGCTCGACGTGTTCTTCTTCCTGCATGGCGCTGTCCTCCATTTCACGGGCGATCATATCAAATTCACCCCCGTCTTGCATAGAGCGCGCTTCGTCAGTCGCAGGCTCAAACTGGATAGGCTCGAAGTCGTTCCGCTTCAGCCATGCCTTCGCCTCGGCGACCGTGTAGAACTGCACGCGGAAACGGATTGCTTGGATCTCGCTGGTGCCGTCCTTGATGCCGAAGATGTAGTCAACGCCACGGCCACCGCCATTGTTGCGGCGGCGGAAGCTGTCGTACTGGCGAGGATCTTTGATGCGGGCTGCATGCTCATTGGCATACGGGCGCTCACCAGCGGCCCGATCCTCGCTCATGTCTTCCTCGTCGTCATCGTCCTCGACATCCTCGACGATGTCTTCGGCCCAATCATCTCCAGCATCGCCGCCCCACAAGGCCCACGCGATGCGGCCATTGGACGGGTATCCCTCTTCGCCGGGGCTGAAACCCTCGGCTTCCTTGTCAACGCGATGGCGGGCGAAGAAACTCCGCATGCGCTTGACCGTGTCCAGCGACAGGTTCTTCCCGTTCACGATGTCACGCGCGCGGGCGATGCCAACCTCGGTGCCACCGCGCCCGAACTCACGCCGCCAATCAAGGCCGCGCTGGGCTTCCTCTTTCATGCCGCCTGTCGGTTCATACGCCATTCGAGTTGTCCTCCACTTGAGCCTCGACAGGCAGCTTGGTGCCGAAAGGCTCATAGGCCATCGACAGGCCGAACTGGGCCGCCATCTCTTTGTCCCGCTGGATCTGGGCAAACGTCTCTTCGGCATCGCGGCCATAGGTCGCCGCAATGTCGGTGTGGCTTATGATGCCGTTCTGCAAGCCGACGACAGCCGCATTGATCTCCTTGAGTGGGTCAACCCACTGGAAGCCACGCGCACGCCAAGAGATGCCCATTGAGAACTTGTCGAACTTGCCCGGCCCGTTGATCGGGATCAGAGCGAAGTCCATCACATGGGCCATCCAGACGCGGAAGAGCGGATCGATGAAGTGTTCGATGAAGAACCGCTGTTGCGTCTTGTAGAAATCCCGCTCCTCCAGCGCACCCTGCCGCACAGATGAGTAGGACGTGCCTTCCAGATCGTTGGCCAGCGCGGTGTAGCTGATGCCCAGCCCGCCAGCGATGCCGCGCAGGATGGCCTTCTCAAAGTCAGCAAAGGCCGATGTCGGATGCGTCGGGTCGAAGGCCTTGAAGTCAACGCCAGCCGGAAGCTGGTGGAACGTGCCAGCCTCGGCGTCGTAGATCGGCGTGAAGGTGTCTTCGAACCCGTCAGCCGTGAAGCCATCGCCAGCGGGAGACGTGAAGAAGCCCATCTTGGCCGCGCCGACACGGGCCGCCACCAGTTCAGCCTCACGATAGCCGTGCAGCATCTTCAGGGCTGGCATCGCCGTGACCAGTTCAGGCACACCGCGCGTCTGATCTGCGCGTTCCTGATTGTAGATGTGCAGGATCTGTTCAGCCGGGATGCGCTCACGGAAGATGCCCGTGGTCGTCGTGGTGTAATCATAGTCGCCGGGGTTGTTGACCAGAACGTGATAGGCCGACACCCGGCGGGTCTTGCCGTCCAGTTCTACGCCCATGCGTACCTGATTGCCGTTTCGCAGCGTCTCGTTCATCTGCTCATCGACACGGTCAGGCTCAATGATCTGCACGCCAATGCCGTGCCGCAGGTAAGACTTGCGGACGATGTGCAGGAACACCTCGCCATCACGCTTCACGCCGCGCACAACGGCATTCGACAGGTCGGCCATCGACATCTTGCCGTCAACGGTCGGGCCGCCGAGGCGGCAGAACTCGGCCCACGCGCCCTCGATGATGTTGTTGCCCGCCATGTCGATTGAGCCGTCGATGTTGCGGCCCTTCAACTGAAGGCGAAACCCATTCTCGCCGACCACGTTGGTCTGCATCAATTGCAGGTAGCGCCGGGCGTATTCATTGTTGCGCTCCAGATCGCGGGCGCGGTTGCGGAGATCCCGCAGCACCCAGCGGATCTCGGAATCGGCAGACTTGTTGCTGCCCTTGAAGTCCATGTACAGGCGGCCCTTTGAGGCGGCCAGATAATCACGCTTCCCGGTTGCCTTTTTCTGGCGCTTGAAGATGTTCAAGAAACCCATCAGCCGAACCTCACCTTCACAGTTGCGCCACTGGGCTTGCCTGATTCAATCCGCGTTTTGACAAGTTCCTGAGTGTACTCAGCCTTGTACCTGTCGCGGGCTTCCATGAGTTCCGCGAAACTCATCTTGGTCAAAGAGCGGCCAGCGATGCTGTAGCTTCCAACGTCGCTTTCGGCCTTGCCCTGCAAGATAGATTCAATCTTTACAATCATAATCTGAGCATGGCTGCGCGGGTCAGAGCCGTTGACATCTAAGTCAACAATTATGGACCAATCTCCACGCTCAACAACAATCCGACTGCTGTCAGATGTCCTGACGATCTCAAGCTGCCAATGATAGTCCCCGGCAGTGAAGCCAGACGATGTCGAACTGGGGATCGTGAAGAGATACGTCCCATCAGCCTCGGTCGCCACAACGGTGAACTCTGTGCTGCCACCACTGCTGATCCTAGCGACATATTGTGCGCTGTAGGACGCAAGCGGGTAATCGGCCACAAGATCTGATCTCTTCCATTGGACGAAGTCCCCAAGAACAAACTTGAGAGGTTCGACCTCAGGAGCATTGGCAGCGTCGAAAAGATTGGCCATTATTTGTACCCGTGGACGAACCCGCTTCGCATAGGCATTCCCGGCCTGCGTGAGGGCCTGTCTTGCCTGTCCGATGATACCTGATTTTGGGCCTGACTGTAAACAGCTTCTAGGTTTAGGTTAAGGATGGCCAAAGCAGCCGTTGCATACACCCGGCAGTCGAGCGCCTCGTTGCGTGTCCGCACCTTCGCCCACTCTGTCCTCGGCCTGCCCTTGAAGTACCGGGTGACCTTCTTTTCAGCCGTCAGCATGCGGAAATACTCATCGCTGCGACCGACCGGGAAGTGGCAGTAACCCTCGCCCTCTTCCCTGATCTTCAGCCGCGCGTAGACCAGTTCCTTAGCCGTGTCGGTGCCGACCGGGAAAAGGTTGATCTTGCCAATGTTGTTTTTCGTCGGCCTGCCCACAATCGGCTTGCCCTCGCCGCCGATCCCTTTGATGGCGAAGACACGGCGGCCAGCCCGAAGCCGGGCATAGTTGTAGACCTGCTGAGTGTAGTGACCACCAGAGTCAACGCAGACCGATCTGATCACCATCTCTCCGCGCGGATGGTCGAACTTGCGCGCCAGCGTGATGTCCAAGCGGTTCCACAGTTCCGCCGAAGACGGGTCGCCATACATCGTCTCATAGGCAATCGACCAGCTTTCCTCACCCCGGCCCCAGCCAACGATCTCGACCTCCAAGCGGTCATCCTGCACGTCAACGCCAGCGGTCAGCAGCAAGACCTCTTCCGGCAGTTCGTCGCCCCAGTTCTCGCTGCGCTCAATCAGGTCCATCTCATCGACCTGATCGCCCTGCTCTTCCCATGTCTCGCCGAGGAAGGTGTTGATCCATGTCTTCAGCCGCATGGGGTCACGCTTCGATTTCAGGAACTCATCCACTGCATCTGGGATCGATACCCAAGGCGAATAAAGTGATGAGATATGAAATCCAGCAATGCCATAAAATGGTGCTGCCGCCACCCACCTGCCATTCGAGACAGCCTTGTGCCGCTGGACATCAGACCATGCTGCACCGCACTCCTCGCAATAATATGCCGCAGTTGATGCTTTTTTCTCCGTCCACTGCACCTGCGCCCAGCGAAGCGTTTGCATGTGATCACAATGCGGGCAAGGCACATAATATTGCCGCTGGTCGCTTTCCTGATATGCAGACTCAATCCTGCTTGCGCCTTTGTCGGTAGGGGTGCTGACAAGAACTATCTTCCTGTTCCAGAAAGTCATCGCACGCTTGGTTGCCAGCGCCACAGGGTCGCCTTCCTCGCCCGCAGAAACTGGATATCTGTCCACCTCGTCGCAAAGCACAATCCTGATCGGCCTTGAGGCAAGCCCCGCAGGACTGTTCGCGCCGACCATGCTCAAAGCGCCACCGGGGAAGGTCTTGTGCAGCGTTGTATTGCCACTGTCTCGGGCGCGGGGGTCTTTAACCTTACCCCTCAGAGATGGCGTTGTAGACAATAAACCAGACGTGATCCTGTCCTTCGAAAAGGATTGCGCCATCTCAACTGTCGGCTGCATAAGAAGAATAGGGCTTGGGTCATGCTCAATGTGATAGCCGATGATGTTCAGAAGGGCTTCAGATTTGCCCAACTGCGCGCCCGACATAATGACGACCTGCTTGATGTTTGGGTCAGAACAGGCGTCCATCATGCCGCGCTGGTACTCAGCCCGAGATGTATTCCATCGACCAGCCTCTGCGCTACTCTGAGAACTTAGCCGTCTTTTTTGGTCTGCCCACTGGCTTACGGTTAGCTTTGGCGGTGGCTTCAGGATCTCCATCGCCCCCTTCAGGCTCAGAGAAAGCAACCCCAGTGCCTGAGGGGTTTGAAAGTGGGTCATAGTTTGAGAGTTCATCTAAGCATTCCCTGATCTGCTTCTCCAGCTTGTCTTGGATGCTCAAAGCATCATCATCAGCCGCAAAGATTGGCCCCATCTTGGTTGGGATCGACAAAAGCTTGGCCTTGAGTGCTGAAAGCACATCTTCCCATGCAGAAACGACCGCAGAGACAATCGCCAACTCGCCCCTGATCTTGGCAAGTTCCAACTCAGCAATCGCTGCTTCGGCTGCGACCTTTCTGGTGCGCGCCTCATCATACGTCATGTATTCAGGCTGTGTCTCAGTCATGGCACCATCTTTTTTTTTACTCTGCTGAACTCTTCGATGGTCCTGTCCTGCTTTGCAGAATTGCAACTCAGGCACATGACGGACATGTTCTCAATCACATGCTTGCCGCCGCGAGAAAGAGGAAGATTGTGGTCAATCGTCCTCTGCGTTGGCTTAACCGGGTAGGATTGTGTCATCGCAACGCCACAGTGGGAGCAGTTTGTGGATTCCCTCAACATCATGCTCAACCTTGGAACTGTCACTGAGCCATCGCCCGTCTCGTCCATCATGCGCCGGCGTTCTGGCCTATCAGACTTTTCGTGCATAATCGCCGCGATGCAGCACTTGCAGTATGGTTTTTTCTTGTCGCGGCCATTCGGGGCATACGAAAATTCATCAAACGGCAATCGAAGGCCACACTCAAAGCAGGTCTTCATCTGCTCTGCGATATCTATTTCAATCTGCTCATGGGTTCTTCGCGGGCTGCAACAATACGGAAGGTAACCTTTGCGCTGCGCGTTGTAGAAATTCCTGCGCTCCTTCACTTCACCGCAAATGGTACATTCCTGAAGTTCCGCAAGCCAAACCTGCTTTCTGGCATGGGCAGACTCTTTTTTTGCCTTTGCCGTTGGGCTTTCATACCCGGCTGCCTTGTTATAGCGCGATGAGTGGCAAGCCTTGCACATTGACTTAAACTTCCCATTGCCAAGGTGAAAACCAGATGCTGGCTTCCATTCACAGCAATGCTTGCACAACACCTCAGTGCCGCTATCCGTCTCTCGGATGCGGGCGTTGTATGCTTCGATCTGGGCGCTTCCGTATGGCATGACTAGGATGGTATCGCGTTTCGAACCATAACTCAACGGATATTCTGTCTGGCCAGAAAACTTGGGGCGCGAACTACC